TTGCTTGTCTTATGAAGATCCAAGCTTTTGTGCGAAACAAGAGCCACAGATCAGCATTCTAGAATGCTGATCTGTGGTGGTGGTTGGATCGTAAGACGCTTGGTCTTTGAGGACCGTTCGAGAGTAAGATCAACCACCACCTTCGCCAAAGGCCTGAACGGATACAGAGCGGCGCAAAGCCCTCTAGGACAAGCATAGGATATGACGAAGATGACGGATGATACCATTGGTGTGGACATTTCCAAAGCAACTTTAGACATTCACCGGCTGAGCGACGGGAAGATTATGTCGTTTAGCAATTGCCCCGCAGGATTTAGGGCACTTGCCAAGTTTTGCGCGCAGACGGCTGTGATACGCGTTGTTTATGAAGCAACAGGCGCCTACCACAGCGGGCTTGAACGCGCCTTGGGCGTGCATTTGCCATTGGTAAAAGTGAACCCTTTGCAGGCGCGCCGATTTGCGCAAGCACAAGGCATGCGCGCAAAAACCGACGCTGTTGACGCAAAAATGCTGGCCGTCATGGGGGATGCTTTTGCCTTAGAACCGGATGAGCCAGCTACAAAAATACAACATGATCTGAGGGAGTTACGCGCATTTCGTTCAGGATTAATCAAAGACCGAACCCGCATCATGAGCCGCCTGAAAACCCAAACTCTGTCCATCACTTGCCGCCAAAGCAAAGCACGCTTGGCTCACGTTGATAAACAAATTGCTGAAATTGATGCTGAGGTTGACCGTCTGATAAATTCCAACGACAGGCTGGCGCACTCGATGAAAATTCTCCGCTCAATTCCAGGTATTGGTGCGGTCTGCGCGTCCACCATTTTGATAGAGATGCCTGAAATCGGGAGTATGGACCGAAAGCAGGTGGCCTGTTTGACCGGAGTAGCGCCTATGACACGTCAATCTGGGCAATGGCGTGGGAAATCATTCATTCAGGGTGGGCGCAAAGTAGTGAGGAACGCCCTCTACATGCCTGCCCTGGTGGCGATGAGACACAATCCCGACCTCAAGGCCAAATACCAAGCCATGATCAAAGCTGGAAAGCCACCAAAAGTCGCCATTACGGTGCTCATGCGAAAGCTGATTGAACTTGCCAACGCCCTCATCAAAGCAAATCGAAATTGGGTGAAGAAAGAGGCTTGATCAAGACGGATACTCTCGATCAGCGCCTGGCAGCGTTTGCGCAGCGCGCCTGAGCCCGGTGTGGCGTTGTCGAGATCGAAGTCGACCTCTGCCGCAGGCGTGATGTTGAACTCGGTATAGTAGTTGATCACCGTCGCTCCGTCGCGCGGGTCCTTCACCACGCCCTGAATGCCGTTGAAAAGATGGAACTCAAACGTGGCCTCAGCGTCATTGCGCAGCCGCCCCAGCTTGCGCGCCACCTCGGTCTGCACCTGTTGCACGGCCGTTTCCGAGCCAAAATCACGGATGCCCTGGATTTCCGAGGCCCAGAGCACATCCTGCTTTTTGAACTGGCGCACAACAAAGGCGCGCATGTCTCGCCGCTCGGGGATCTGGCTCTCAAACGCCGACCCGCGTTCGGAGAACGGGATCAGCTGCAATGTGCCATCCCGACTTTCGATCATCACGCTGCGCGTGCGCACACCGCGGCTGCCGAATAGCCCCGCTCCCGAGAGGATCGCGGGCTTGAAGGGGATGTTTTCGAGTGCGCGGGTCAGTTCGATAATGGAGAAGGCGTCGCCTTCAAAGATGTCCATGGTGGCCACAGGGTGCCTCCTTTATGTTTTGGGGATTTTGGTAAAGCCGTGCTCAGGCTCAGCGCAGGATGATGCCAAGCGCGGCCAGAGCCGTGGTGGCAGTGGTGATTTGCGCCTCGGTTGCGGCCTCAGGCCAAACGATCTCGTGACGGTTCGCGATGGCCGGACCGCGCAGGATCACGACCCCGGGCGCGTCAACTTCGGTGGCATCGACATCAGCCCAAAGGATGCCAGCCGCATTCTGGCTGCCGTTGGTGGCTCCGGGGGTCAGCAATGTGTATTTGCCACCCGTGGTGATGCGGCCCAGTACGGTGCCGGGTGCGAGTTTGCCTGCGCCCGAGGCGAGGGTGATGGTTTCGCGGGTGTAATCGCGCAGCACTTCCCAGATCAGGAAGCCACCTGTGTGTTTGCCCTCAGTGAGTGTGGTCATGGTTTCAGCCTTTCAGTTTAAAGGTGCGTGCGATGACATCGCCCCAAGGGCGCGTCGTCGGGTTTGGGCCGGGTTGCGGGTGATGCGAAGTGATCTGCGGCTCGGCTTCGGCCTTGGCGGCCAGAAGCTTTGCGCGCACCTGATCAAGGTTGGCATCGTCCTCAAGAAGTCGTCCTGCCATTTGCGGCTGGCCTGCAAGGCGGCAGAGATCAATGACCGCTCGGGCATGCGCGATTGCCTCGGTGCGGATAGCAGCCGCGTCCAGTGCTGCGTTGGCAGCAGCAACGCGGCCCTCCGCCCCGCTCGACAGGGTGTTTTCGTCTGCAACACCCTCTCTTTGTCCCCTTGAGCACGATGGATCGTCGGTTGCGTCCACCACATCAACGTTCCCGGCGGGAACCTTGGTCGCAGGATCTGGTACGGGTGCCAACACATCGCTGCCCACAACATCGTTGTCGCCTGCAACGATGTCCGCGGCTGCGATGTCGGCCTCCGATGCAGCACTATCTGCTTCAATCGCCTCAACCAGTTCCGGCGGTGCATTACGGAACTGGCCAATATTGAAGCTGGCAGCAATACGCACCGGCTCTGCCATGCGGGTGGCAAGCCCTGCCTCTAATGCATCTTTTGCATCAAACCAGGTCTCTGCGGCGAGCAATGCTGCAATCTCCGCCTCTGGCTTACCCGTTTTCGCCGCATATCCACGTGTCATGCTGGCTGCGATCTTATCGAGCGTCCCCGCCATGTCGCGCATATCGGCCGCTGTGCCCATGACAATACCGCTTGGGTCATGGATCATCATGAAAGCGTTTTCCGGCATGACGATCTCATCGCCCGCCATAGCGATGTAGCTTGCGGCCGAGGCAGCGATGCCATCGATCCAGACAGTGATATGGCCTGCATGACGGCTCAGTGCATTGAAGATTGCAACCGCATCAAAGACTGACCCGCCGGGGCTGTTGAGGCGCAGATCAATCGGCGCGTCATCCGGCAGCGCGCCCAGCTCGGCCAAAAAGCCCTTGGCGCTGACGCCGTAGGCGCCGATTTCGTCATAGATCAGCACTTCCGCGCCCAAAGCCCGGGCGCGGATGGTGTACCAACTCTTCATGGTGTCACTCCTGATTGGAGGCGGGCCCGGTCGCTGCCGCGTCATCGCCATTGTTTTGGTCTGCCCCATCGTCTGCTCCATCATCCGGATCAGGACGCCGCGCCGGTGTAGCCCGCGCGCCTTGCGTCTCTCCGGGGCTGGTGCGGTAGACGAGCCCCAGCTGCTTGGTGCGCGCGGCATCGGCTGCGTTTTCGCGGTCGACCTCTTCCACGTCGTAGCCGGTGGCTTCCACCACCTTGCGCCGCGATGTGATGCCGGCCTCCATCGCCAGCACCTGTGCCTGAATGTCCTTCAGCGGATCGACCCAATCCCAGCGTGGCGGGATCCATTGCACCATGCGCGCAGCCGCCGGATCAGGCAGATCCAATCGACCTACCAGTTGCGCCGCTTCCAGCCAGCGCGCCCAGACGGGCCGGCAGAGCTGATATGCGATTACTCCGTGTTGCAGCTGCTGTACGCGGCGGCGAAACTCCACCAGTTCCGCGCGTAAGCTGGAATAGTTCGCCTGGCGCACATCACCAGTCACCAGATGGTACGGCAAGCCCAATGAGGCCGAGACAGCCAGCAACGTGCGATACTGGAACGCTTCATAGCCGCCACCCACATCAGCGGGGCTGGAGAACTTCACATCCTCACCGGGCAGCAAGACCTGCATCGTGCCAGGCTCAAGGCTCGCCATCGCTGCGCCATCAAGGTCCGCCTCACTCTCGCCCATCATCGGGTCTTCGGGTGCTGTCTTGGTGATGAAGCCTGCGAACATTGCTGCGGTCTTCTTACGGTCAAGTTCTGCGTCATCATACTGATCGAGCAAGAACAGCCGTACCATTGCGGGTGCCACATGCGGCAGGCCCCGGATCTGGCCCGCATCGATGGGGCGGTAGATGTGCAGCACATCCTCGGCCGCCACGCGCACCGTTTCGGGCACGGCGACACGCTGATCCGTGCTGTCACCCGGATGGCTGCGGCGGAAGTGATAGGCTACCCGCCGTCCGATCAGGTCAAACTCGATCCCGCAGCGGATGCGATTGCCATTTGCGGCCATGTCCGTCTTCTCAAACGGCAGCATCTCCGATTGCAAAAGCTGCATCTGCAGTGGGACAAGCAAGCCATCCTCGGCCCGCCGTGGCCGTAAGCGCACAAAGCACTCGCCCGCGACAAACATCTCGCGCGCCACCATGGCCTGCAACCCATAAAAATCCGTCAGCCCGTCAGCATCGGCCTCGTCCGTCCAGGCAAGCCACAGCCGCTGAACACGGTCCCGAAGGCCTGCATCTTCAATCAGCGACGAGGGCTTGATACCGTCGCCGACAATATTTGACGCAAAGGCCTCACAGGCATTTCCCGCATAGCCATTGGTCACCACCAGTTCCCTTGCACGCGCCAAAAGGCGCGGTCCACCTGAGGCCACCAGCGAGTTAATGTTTTCCAGTGGCGGGTTCCAGCTTCGCAACCGGCGTTGTGACATCGCCCCCTCAAGACGCGCACGCACGGCTGCCGGGCCGACCCCTCGCGCGGGACGGCGAAACCTGTCAAACAGCCCCATGGATTACAGCCCCTTGGATGTGGTGATGCGCACCTGCCTGACGATGCGCCGCCCCTCGAGTGTGGCGATTTCGCGATCCAGCGCCTCGATGGCCCGGTCGATCTCCGCCACGCTGCGGTAATCAACGGTCTTGCCGTCATAGCTGACGCGGGCGACTCCGGAGGATCGCTGGGTA